CAGTAACAACATGGGAAACCCTCGGGGTGGCTTTTGGGTAGCTACTTCATAAAGATCTGTCGATGAGCGCTCTGCCAAATGCAGTTTACACCACCGCAGCAATGGCAACTTCTGGTAAGACAGTTGTTTTAGTTTCATCCGGAAATTCATTTGGTAATTATACTAAACCAAGAAACATAATAACTTTTACTAGTGTCTTAGCGGCAGTTACAATGTCGCTATTTGGATCTAGTAATCTGCCAACAGCGGCTTATAGTGCTGCTTCAATGGCAACAGCCGGCAAAACGGTTGTTTTAACTTCATCTGGTAATTCATTTGGAAATTATGCTAGATCTTATAGTGTTGTAATCCCTACCGGCTCATCTTCTCCAATTACATATTCTATTTCTGATACTCTCTCTCTTTCTGATTCTCTTTCTCTTTCCGCTAGTATTGCAGTTGAGTCAATTTCAGATACAATTTCTCTATCGGATGCACTCAGCATTTTAAATTCACTTAACGCCCCTTCCTCTGACTCTCTTTCTCTTTCTGATGCAATTGATTCTTTAAATACTTACTTAAACCAACCTTCTGATACAATTTCTCTCTCAGACTCTGTTGGTATTTCTCAACCATTATCTGTTTTATTATCTGATACTTTAACAATTTTTGATACTCTTTCTCTTTCATTAGCAGCCGCGCTGGCAGTTTCAGATGCTCTGCAAATTTCAGATGCTCTTATAACTTCCTGTTCTGTTGGCTCTATACTAGCAGAAACCCTAATTTTTTCTGATTCCTTCTCTCAACTTCTTACTTATGCAATCACTTTTTCAGATGTGATTACACTTTCAGATGCAACGACTGTTCAAATTGCTATTCCAATCAGAATTCCAATTTGGCATTTTCAACAGGGTATGAGTGGGGTTTTAAGTGGCCGTTAAAGGACAAATTCTAATAGGTATTTGTTATTTTGCATTGGATGGTGGACACAATATTGGGCAAACTGGAGATGGGCCCAATCATACGCTTAAATTAATTCGAGATGGCGTAGAGGGTGGAGTTACAAATTTAGTGAATGAAGTAGATTCGGTTGGTTGCCCTGGATTGTATAGTGTGAATTTGACAGCCGCTGAGATGAATGCAGACTTTATTGTATTGCAGGGAAAATCCAGCACTGCTGGTGTAAGTATAGTACCTGTGGGGATTGCAACAAGTGCCGGTTAGAAATCAAAATTTATCGGGTTTATGCTACATTGCTTGGGACACCACGCTTAATAGCGGAAAGTTGGGTGACGCTGCAAATCACACACTCCGTCTGATTCTGGATGGTGTTGAAACACAGCCTTCTCAACAACCGCAAGAAGTGGATGCAACAAATTGTCCCGGCCTTTACAAATTAAGTTTAGCCGCTTTCGAAATGGATGCAGCTGTTGTTGTGCTGCATGGAACTTCTTCCACAAATTCTGTAATAATAATTCCTGTTCAATTAACCACATCTGTCGTAGCTTCCCTCACAGCGGCTCAATTTAATGTTGGAACTCAAATTTGGACTGACCAACAACTCGCACTTTGGGCGTCTGATGCACTTGCAGATATTGCAGTGAATGTACCCTGTATTTTTGCAAGAGAGTGTCTACCTATTACACAAGGAAAAAGTGTTTACACTCTCCCAGAGTATGTACGAACTTTACGCAGAGTTACTTGGAGAGGCAAAAGCCTTGAACCTGCAAGTTGGGAAGAACTTCAAATGCTCACACCAGGAACTGTTTTTTTGGCTCCTGGTTCTTCAGCTAACATTGAGACTTCAGTAAGTAGGCCACTTTTTTATGCAATGCACCCTACAAATCCTTATGATATTCGATTACACCCATGTCCTAACGAATCTTTCACAGTTTCCGGTGAACCTGATCCATATTCCCCAACACCAAATTCCCCCTCATGTATTATCGACTACTGGCGCGAACCGGACACTACAGGGACTAATCCGGTAATTTCACTCCCACCTTACATTTCTCGTCGCACTCAAAAAGCTTATGTTATGTCGGCGGCATTTGCGGCTGAAGGTAAAGGCCAAGATGGGGATGCTAGCAGTTACTATAGTAAAAAGTATCAATTTCTTCTCTCCCAATTTCGTGCTATAAATGAAGGATGTTTTATAAGCAAAAAATACTCTCTTGGTGATGGTATGTTGGACCCGCAAAACTATCGGTACCCACGACCAATGTTAGGGCCAAATTTCGAACGAACGATTTTTTAAGGAATAAAAACAATGCAAACGGAACAGACGGATCTGAAAGGCGTGATTCAACTACGCGGTTCTTTGAGAATTGCTCTCCGAGATTTGGAGGGAAAAATTCTCCAGGAGCGACTTATCAATAATTTAGTAGTTACTCAAGGCCGTAGCTGGGTACTTGGCCAATTACAAAGTGTAAATCAACAGACTGCTCAGGTAATTGGTTGGCTTGCAATTGGAACAGCTTCAGCCGCTCCATCTACGGCCGATACTTTACTTGGTTCTGAAGTAACCCGAATTGCAATTGGAACTTGGGTAACTTCTACACTCGCAGCAAATCCCCCCAATTGGCAGGCCCAGGCTTCATTCGCATCGAATGTTGGCAACACCACATTGGCTGAAGTTGGTCTTTTCAACGTGTCCGCTGCAAACTCTGCCACAATGTTGGGTCACGCTACCTTTACTTCTTTCTCGAAAACTACTTCCAACACACTTACGATCTCTTATACAATTTCTGGATAAGGGATGTGTATGAATGAATCAAACCATATTAAATGCAATCATAGGCACAGCCTGTGCCCTTGGTGGAACACTACTTACGCTTTATGTCAAAGATAAAGCAAGAGAAATGGTTAAGGAGGAATTAACATCTCACATTGGTGGATTATTTGCTGAATTCAAAGTTGATCTTCTGAACGTTCTGGATAAAACTTATAGAAGATCAGGAGAGTGTAATATAATGTATGAAGGTATTCATGATAGAATTGATATAAATGAAAAAAGATTAGATCATATGGATGAGACTGTTAGGGATCTACAGAATAGTCTCAGAAATGTTGCAAGTAGAACAATACATATCAATACAACAAAGGAACTTGAATGACAGAAGTAAAACATAACATTGGTCCAACTCTGATGATCGCAATTCCTACTCTTGGACGTCCAGTCCCTCTGCAATGGGCACTTAATTTTAAGAGTATGTCTCCTCCTATAAATTTTAATTGTGATTTTAATATCGTGATGGGAAAGGAAATTGGATACGCAAGAAATGCACTCGCAAAAGCCGCCCAGGAGAGAGGTTGCAAATATCTTTTCTTTCTTGGTGATGATGTGGTTGCTCCCCCACATACTCTTCGCCAGCTTATCTACCGGATGGAAAATATGCCAAATGTGGATGTAGTTGGTGGTGTGTACTGTGCTAAAGCGGATCCGCCGGCGCCCCTTGTTTTTGCTGGGAATGGGATTGGAAGTTACTGGGATTGGAAAATAGGTGAATTCTTTCCAGTTACTGGTTTGGGGATGGATTGCACACTTATTCGGACCTCTTTATTTGAAAAGATTCCAGAGCCCTGGTTCAAAACTGTGGATGACGACAAATTCATAGATGGGGTTGCGGCTGCCGAGGCTTGGACTGAAGATCTTTGGTTTCTCAAAAAAGCTGCTGATGTTGGTGCTGGAATCTTTTGTGATGCCTCTATAATCTGTGAACACCATGATGTGTACTCCGGAAAGAAATGGGAGCTTCCTTCGGACTCTCTCCCAATGCGTCAAAAAGGAGTCTTCAAGGATAAAAAATGTCTTGTTTTGGGCCAATTACTCCCCCTTGCTGATACCTCTTATGACATTACACGATGCACACAATCTCAAGAACCTGGGGCAGATTTTCGTCTCAGTTTTGATAATCTTCCTTTTGAAGAGGGGCAATTCGACTTTACAGTAGTCTCTGATTGCATTCTCGATTTTGAACGATATCTATCAGAGTGGAAACGAGTGACCAAAGTTGGGAGTAAAATTGCTGTTAGCTTACATCCACTTCTTAATCCAATTGGAGTTTTGGCCACTTTTGGTGGCGAGTTGAACGGATCTTTTCTTGAATTAACAAAAGAGTAGCACATGCCAGATCAATCTGTTGGGGACACTTTCGCACTATCAGATAGTGTGCGATTTTCGACATTTGGATTAGGATTAACTCTGAGGGATAACCTCAATCTTTCAGATTCAATCAAAACATCTCGTACTCAAAATACTCCCATTTCAGATACAGTTGCCATTTCTGATACTCTATCAGCAGTCCTAAAACTAGTATTGGGAGTTTCTGATGCAATTTATATTTTTGATACCTTGGCAATAAACTTATCATTGGAAGTTTCAGATACGCTATCCATTTCTGACACACTATCGGTAAATTTAGCTTTTGGGGTTTCGGATAAGCTTTCTGTCTCTGACGCTATAGTAAACTCCACTATTCCAATCTTTTTAGCTATCCCACAATTAGTGTCAGATACACT